GAAAAACACGGTAAACCTTTATACGAAAATATAAAGATGCATGCCGATGAAAAGCGCAAGATATTTTTTGTATCTGGTAATACTGCAACAAGTGATAGAGAAGCTATACGTATGATTGTTGAAAAACAAAAAGACGCTATTATAGTTGCATCACTCGGTACGTTTAGTACAGGTATAAATATTAGGAATCTACATAATATTGTTTTTGCCTCTCCATCTAAATCGCAAATACGAGTTTTACAAAGTATAGGCAGAGGTTTAAGAAAAACTGACAATGGCAAAAACACCACACTTTATGACATTGTAGATGATATAAGCTGGAAGTCAAGAAAAAATTATGGAATATTACATGCAGATGAAAGACTCAGAATCTATGGAAGAGAAAAATTTACACATAAAACTTATAAGGTACAATTATGAGCAAAGTAAAACAATTTAAGTTAACTAATAATGATGAAATAGTATGTGAAGTGCAGTCGTGGCACGATACAGAAACAGATGAAATCATAATAAAGAAAGTACTTAAAATAGTAAGTGTAGAAGATTATCAACGCGGTATAAGGTTTTTTGCGCTTAGACCATGGATGTCATTTCAAGATGATCCAGATTATTTACATTCGCTCAACGCAGCACACGTTATTGTAACCAGCGATCCTACAAAACCTATGTTAAAATATTATAATACTTGTTTGAAAGCAATCAAAGGTGAAATGGCTAAAGGTCCTTTAAAAAGAAAAGGTATTTGGGCCAGTTTAGATGAAGTAAACGAACAAACAAAACATTTATCCGATGAAGAAGTAGATGATTGGCTAGATGAAAAATATGGAAGATTTGCACAAGATGATGAAAAATACACCGATTCCGCGGTGAGTAATGTAATAAAATTCAAACCTAAAGATACTGTGCATTAGGGTATACCCCTCTTCCACAGATATACTATCTTATTTTACCACATTTTTTTCCATTTGTACAGGACTTTTTTCGTATCTTAAAAGAAAAAATAGTATTGTACATTTCAGTAAAACTATGGTAGAATAATACTATAAATTAAAGGATAACGTATGGCACGTAAAAAAAGTATTCATTATGTTAATAACGCGCAATTTTCTCAGGCTGTTGTAGATTACGTCGGAAAATTAGAAGAATGTAAAAAAGAACAAGTATCTTTACCGAAAGTACCTGATTATATAGCTCAATGTTTTTTAAGAATAGCTGAAGGTCTATCACATAAAGCAAACTTTATAAGATATACTTATCGAGAAGAAATGGTAATGGATGCTGTAGAAAATTGTTTAAAGGCAATATCAAATTATAATCTTGAAGCTGCAACTAGAACAGGTAAACCAAATGCTTTTGCATACTTTACTCAAATAACGTGGTTTGCATTTTTAAGAAGAATAACAAAAGAAAAGAAACAACAAGATATTAAAATTAAATACTTAACTAAATCTGGCATTGAAAGCTTTATTGATGTAGGTGAAGAAGCGGCTGGTGGAGATGTAGCAGCTCATTTCGTGGATACGTTAAAAGATAGAATACAAAGAGTTAGAAATACTGACATTGAAATAAAAGAAATAGTTAAAAAAGAAAGAAAGAAAAGAAGATCAAAGATTGCGGACTCAGACCTAAGTGAGTTCATGCAATGAAGATAGCGTTACTCAATGATACACACTGCGGTATACGTAACTCTTCAGAAATATTTTTAAACAACGCTGAACAGTTTTATAATAATGTATTTTTTCCGGAATGCGAGAAGCATGGTATAAAACAAATAGTACATCTTGGTGATTATTATGATCATCGTAAGTTTGTAAACTTTAAAGCATTGAATCATAATCGTAGAATATTTCTTGACCAAATTCGTAAACGTGGTATGTCAATGGATATTATACCGGGCAATCACGATACGTTTTATAAAAATACAAATGAACTTAATTCATTGAAAGAATGTTTAGGTCATTACATGAATGAAGTACATATTATTATGGAACCTACTGTAATGCAGTATGATTCATTAAAGCTTGGATTATTACCTTGGATATGTCAAGATAATTATGATTTATGTATGAACTTTATAAGAGATTGCAGAGCAGACTGGATAGGATCACACCTCGAACTTAATGGATTTGAAGTGATGAGAGGATTAACTAATAAACACGGCATGGACCCGAAACTTTTCTCAAGATTTGAAATGGTACTAAGTGGTCACTATCACTGTTCATCAAAGAAAGATAATATTTGGTATCTTGGTTCACAAATGGAGTTCTTTTGGTCTGATGCACACGATCCTAAGCATTTTCATATACTCGACACTGAAACAAGAGAAATGACAAAGATAAGAAATCCACACACTTTATTTGAAAAAATTCTGTACAATGACGAAGAAATAGATTATAATAATTATAATAAAGATTTAACTAATAAATTTGTAAAAGTCATTGTAGTAAATAAAACTGATCCTTTTATATTTGACAGATTTATTGATAACATACAAAACCAAAAAATTTATGAATTAAAGATTGCTGAAAACTTTAATGAATTTATCGGTACTAATGTTGAAGATGAAAACATGAGTTTTGAAGATACAGCTGAAATAGTTGACACATATATTGATGCTGTTGATACCGACTTAGATAAGAATAAAATAAAAGTTGAAATGAGACAACTCATGACAGAAGCACAGGCACTCGAAATAGCATGATCGTATTTAAAAATATTCGTTACAAAAACTTTTTATCATCAGGTAATTCATTTACAGAAATAGATTTAAGAAAAAGTAAATCAACATTAGTAGTAGGTCATAACGGTGCTGGTAAATCTACAATGCTCGATGCACTTTCTTTTAGTTTATTTGGTAAACCACACCGTAAGATTAGTAAAGCACAACTCGTAAATTCAATAAATCAAAAGCACGCTTTAGTCGAAGTAGAATTTTCTGTAGGCACCTCTAATTTTAAAATAGTTAGAGGAATCAAACCAAACGTGTTTGAAATATGGAAAGATGGCAAGATGATTAATCAATCATCGCATGCAATGGAATACCAGAAGATACTTGAACAAAACATTCTGAAACTCAACCATAAGAGTTTCCATCAGGTTGTTGTATTAGGTTCTTCCTCCTTCATACCTTTTATGCAACTCAATGCTGGACATCGTAGGGATGTAATTGAGGATCTTCTGGACATTAATATCTTTTCAAAAATGAATGTAATATTAAAAGAAAAGAACAGTGTACTAAAAGATAAAATGTCAACCATCAATCATACTATTGATTTAATTAAAAATAAAATAGAACAACAATCAAAATATATTCGTGATATTGCAGCGTTAACTACTGAAAATAAAAAGAAGTATGAAAAACAAATTAAAAGTGCTGAAGAAAAAATACAAAAATTACAAGAAGCTAATAACAAATTAAGTAGTGAACTTGAAAACAAAGGTGATTTAGATTTAACTAAATTACAAGATAAAAAGAATAATGTTATAGCTTTTAGAGCAGAAAAGAAACAAGAATTAAAAACAACTGCTAAAAGAGGTTTGTTTTTAGAAAGCAATGATGAATGTCCTACATGTGAACAACCTATACAAAATAAAGATAAGTTAGTTTTTGAAACTAAAAATCAAGCTTATCAAATCGAATCAACACTTAAAATGATCGAAAGTGATTATAAAACAATTGAACAAGATATACAATCATTACAAAAAATAATTGAACAAGTTAATGAAAAAACAAATACAATCAACTCAAATAATAGAGAAATAGCATCACTTAATCAAAGCAATAAAGATTTAAAAACTTATCTTGAAGAAGAGGTTTCTGCAGATTTATCAAGTGCAAGATTTGAACTAGACAAACTTTCTACAGAAAAAGAAAATTTATTAGAAGAAAAATTAAAAGTTACAGAACAATTTAACTATAACGGTGTTATAGCAGAAATGTTAAGAGATACTGGTATTAAAACTAAAATAATAAAACAATACTTACCAGCAATTAATAAACTTGTTAATCAACATTTGCAAGTACTTGATTTTTTTGTTTCATTTGATTTAGATGAAAGCTTTCAAGAAACTATTAGATCGAGATATCGTGATGATTTTACATATGAATCTTTTAGTGAAGGCGAAAAACAAAGAATAGATTTATCTTTATTATTTACATGGCGTCAAATAGCGAAGATGAAAAACTCAGTTGCAACTAACTTGTTATTGTTAGATGAAACCTTTGACTCATCACTTGATCATGATGGTGTTGAAAATTTAT